CCGGAGTTGTCGCAGCCGGAGTTGTCGCAGCCGGAGTTGTCGCAGCCGGAGTTGTCGCAGCCGGAGTTGTCGCAGCCGGAGTTGTCGCAGCCGGAACAATAGCGCCGGGCGAAGCTACAGCGCCAGAAAAGAATTGCGCTTCCGGGCCGAAACCATACTTCTCATAATCTGCGATGTTTGGGTTAATCTGAGTACGGGCTGCAAAACCTGCACCTAAACCTGTGCCTGCCCCAAACGGGGAGACATACGGCGTTGCCGTACCTCCGTCTCCGCCGCCCCCAATAAGTTGGCTGAGAAGATCGACGCCAATGCCCGTGAGAGATGCAAGTTGCAGAATATTTAAACCAGTTCCGAGGACATTAGAACTAAGCACGCCCGTACCGGCAGCGCCTGCACCCGCAGCGCCTGCACCCGCGCCTGCACCCGCGCCTGTACCTGTGCCTGTACCTGTACCTGTACCCGCGCCTGTGCCCGCGCCTGTGCCCGCGCCCGTAGCTGCACCGGCCCCGCCACTAATAGCGGCCGCTGTTGCCGCGCCGCTCATAGCGATGATTGCGGCTGCTTCAGCAGCAGTGTATCCTTTTGCCATAAGCTGAGCGGTTACCGTAATAGTATCCGCAGCACCAGCAGCCCCCGTTGCCCCAGCAGTTGTCGCGCCAGTTGTCCCGGTTGTAGTCCCCGCCGCTCCGGTTGTTCCGGTTGTTCCGGTTGTTCCGGTTGTTCCGCTAGTAGCGGTAGATGCCCCAGCGCCTGTAGCGCCTGTAGTGCCCGCAGTGCTGGCAAGTGCCGCAGCAGCGCCACCAGAAGCGACAAGCGCCGCAGCTTGAGCAGCAGTAAAGCCTTTTGCCATAAGGGCGGTAACAACTAAATCGCCAGTAACAGCGGCGGCAGCGGGAACAGCCGCAGCACCAACCGTACCAGCAACTGTTGAAGCGGGAACAGCCGCAGCGCCCGGAATAAGACCAGAGCCTGCCGCCGCCGTAGTTGCCCCAGTGGCTCCGCCTGTTCCGGCAGCACCAGCGCCGCCAAGACCGCCCGGCTGCAATAGCCCACCAGCCGTTGACGCAAGCATAGCCGCAGCAATCAGCTTCATTGGCGTATCGAATAAAATGTTTGGCTGGTCTTTAAAGATTGGCGAATATGCGCCACCAGTTGACTGCTCGAATGACAAATCAGCCTTCTTACCAAGCTGCTTCGACAATGCGTTTGACTGTGCAACAAGCGAAGAAATTTCTTCTGGCGTTCTTGCTTCGCCAACAACTTGGCCCGTTGCGTTATTCACCAAACGGAATGACTGCCCTGGCTGTGCGGCAAATGCTAGCCGCTCGTTGGCGTTATTTCCGCCTTTATTCGCACTGCCCAGCAATTCAAACACGGGAACATTTGGGTTCTCAATGCCGAGATTGGCAAGAATGCCAGCCGTCGTGCCGGGAACAATATCACCACCACCGTAAAGAGGAGTGTAGTCATACGCTCCAGCGACACGGTTTGTCACTTGCTGCGGCGCTGCCGTCATTGTCGGAAAGCCGCCAGCCTCAATGGCAACAAGCTGGCTGATCTCTTGGTCACTAAGGCCGAGTGCCTTCAGGGCTTCAATGTCAACTGCCATTACATCATTCCTTCTGGGGGCATTTCAGGTTGCATCGGCATTTGTGCTTGTTGGGCTGCCTGCGCCATCTGCGCGTTCTGCGCGGCCTGTGCAGCTTGCACCGAAGCCCGATCCATCTCGCCCTGCTGACGGAGAAGTTCACGGTCACGCTGCATCAACGCTTCGATGTTGGCGGTGTTGACTTGAGCGCCGTACTTAGCTTCAATCTCGGCTGCCTTAATCATAAGATCGGCATCGAGTTTGTCACGCTCACGGTCGTCCTTGCGCAGCATCTCTTCGCGCTGCAACTCAAGTTCGGCTGCCTTCTTCTGGATGTCGGCGCGGATCGCTTCCATCTGAACCTGAGACAGCATCTCTTCCGGTGTCGGCTGCGGCGGTGCAGGCGGTGGCGGAGGCGGCATCATGGCTGGGTCTTTGAAGAACACGGTCGGGTCTTTGTATCCAGCCAATGCCATCATCTGGGCCAGTGTATTGTAGTAGCCCTGCATGTCAACCAACGGCGCGCCCATCTGCATCAGCATCTCTTGCTTCTGCGCGACTTGGCCCAAGAACGCCATCTTTTCTTCGTTGCTGCCCGTGCCAAGAGCGACATTGACGATAACGTCCATGTTTGCGTCCCACACACGCGGATCAATCGGTACAAAATTATTACGCAGACGCACCATGCGCGGAGCATCTTGGTTCTTGGAAATAAGTTGCAACGACTTCTTGAACAGACCCTTCATGCCTGTCTCGGCGAAGATGCGGCAGATCAGTTCGATATGTTGCGCCGCAGCAGTAATCGTAGCGGCAACAGCAGCGCGGGTCGAAGACTGAAGCGCATTAGCATCCAGACCAGCCGCAGCCTTCGAAATACCTGTGCGGTTCTCGCGCAGTTCGTCCATGTAAGCCAACATCGGGAATGCTTGCTGCCCGACGAACGGCATCGTGAACGGCTGAACCATACCCGGTGCACGCATACGGATGATGCCACCAACTTCGGTGTTCATCACGTCTTCAAGATTGACTTGGCCTTCGACAACGCCCGTGCGTGGGTGGATCGACTGGGCCAAGCTGTCCAACGTATTACGCAGGATGTTCGACTTGATAAGCTGAATGTCCATCGTCACGTCGGCGATAGACATACCGAAGAATGTGTGCGGCTCTGGATCGGGGCAGAAGTCCACGAACGGGATAAAGTCGCAGGGTTCGTAGTGAAGTATCTTGTTGGCCGTGCCAGCAACGCAGACGCGGCAAAGTTCCGCGATCCCGTCGCCATCCATGTCAACATACACATAGCCCTCGATGTAGAGAACTTTGCGAGATGTCGTATCTGTACGACCGGTGATTTGAACGAAGGCTTGTGGGTTACGGTCAAAAGTTTCTTCGTTGCCTTCAAAATCGTCAAGCGTTTCAAAGCCAAGGTTCTCAACTTCATCCCACTCGTAACCCATCGCCACAAGATCGGACACGGTGACGTAACGGCGATGCGCTACAAACTCAGCCGTCTCAATAGAGCGCGCACGGCGGTCAATCAGAAACTCTTCGGGCGGGACGGACTGGACACGCAGACGGCCCTTCTCAACCGTGCGGACAACGGTGCAGTCGTACACCGCGGGCTGGGTCTGGCCCATCATGCCCATTGGCGTTTCGACCATCATCTCGCCGTAACTGATCTCTACGTCCTTAACTTCGACGGTAGGGTCGGACTGAAGGACAGAGAACGCAGCCTCATCTAGGCCGGTGAAATAGTGGGTCGTGACATCCTTATCGGTATCCCACCAGACTTTCATGATCCCGTTCTTGCGGATCAGGGCGTCCTTAAATGTGGAATAGCATTCGTTGAATAGGTTGTTATCGCGTGTCAAACAGTAGTTGACATAATCCGTCGCCTGCTGCGCGTTTTCAACATCTTCCGGGCCATTCGGCGCAAACTCAACGACGTTGTTCGCCGCGAAAAACACCTTCATAATCGACGGCATCATGGCCTGCACGGTATCGCGCACGTCCATTGAGATTGCCTGAGAACGGCCTTCCTCTTCGTTTCCGAAGGGTTCGCCTTTATAATACTGGCCCGCAAGCGCACGCTCCGGGCTGATTACGTCGTCGATATAATCCTGTGCGTCATCAATCTCGGCGATGATGATATTCTGAAGTTCTTCTTCAGATACAGGCTCTTCAACCTGTTCGTCTTCCATCTCTGGTTCTTCAATGGAAATTTCCGTCCCATCGGGAAGTTCCATCTCAGTTTCTTTGGACATGTCTTCGCTGTCGCCGTTTTCGGAGTTGGCGTTAGGAACCCCGGTATCCTGATACATACCTTGGTTCTTAGCCATCTCGGCCTTGGTCGGCTTACGGTTATTGCGATATGCCATGTTTTAGCCTTACTTCTTTTTGGACTTACCAGCCTCAGACAAGGCGATAGCAATCGCCTGCTTGCGGCTTTTGGCCATAGGAGCCTTTGCCGGGCCTTTAGGGTTTACGCCAGCATGAAGTGTGCCGCGCTTAAATTCGCCCATGACCTTAGCCACCTTCTTGTTGGCTGCGCTCATTTTCTTCATTTCTTTTTACCCTTAGCAGTTTTTGCAGCAGCTTTAAATGCTGTCGCAGTTGGAGCACCCTTCGTCCCCGGCTTGCGCATTGTTTCGCCAGAGCCAGCTTTGATCCGCGCCTTCTTTGCTGCAATATTCGCATAGAGGCCCATCTTCATTTTGACTTCCCCTTGTTTCGAGCGGAGATTGCTTTGGCTTTCGACTTCGCGTCTGTTTTAGATGACGCACCCCACGCTTGCAGCGATAACAGGAGGCGGGTTGGCTTTCCCTTCTCATCGCGCTCCGGACCGGGCATATTGCCCATGCGTGCTAAGAATGATGCCCTCCATGGGTTATCACCAGATTTAACAGGAGCCTTTAAGTTGGCCCCTTCGGTCTTCTTGAAGTGGCTACGCCCCGCTTCATTGAGGCCGCCCTTCGGGTTCTGATAACGCTTTGCGACCATGCAATCAAACCTGTTTCTTTGGCGTATACGCGCCGCGCTCACTCAAGTACACGATGGCCCGATAAAGAATGTCCGTACTTTCTCGCGCGTGCCCCAAGACTAAATTACACTTTGAACAGAGTATGCCGCGTACCTCACCCGTCTCATGGTTGTGGTCAACGACAACTGATCTCTTTGCTGTATACTCTAATGCGTGAGATATTTCTACCTCACAAATGGCGCAAGTGAAATTCTGATGGGCGAGGATCGACTGGTACTCATCGGGGCTAAGTCCGTATCGCTGCTTCAGGTTATGAGCGCGATGGAAATTTGGGCGTGAGGCTCTGAAGATGCGCTGTTCTTCGCGCAAGCAAGACTTGCAGGCGCGCTTGTACGAATAAAAGCTGTCAGTCGGCCGTTCTTCGCCGCATCTGGGACAAGTCTTAGTTTC